CTTAATTTCGTCGTTAGCTACTGTTTCGTCCAACGTATATTTACCGAGAATAACGAGTTTAGAGTATGCGCTAATTAGCCACGGTTTCAGTTTCTTCATGTGTAGTACCACCTTCTAAATCTAATATTTGTGATTGTAAATCAGCTAACGCTTCCAATACATATTCAGGATTTAATTCGACTGTATCTTCGGCGTCGCTGCCGTTATTAATAGCGTCTTCATTATCTAACTTCGGCTGTACTTTATCTTTTTTAATAGTATCAGCTATCTTATCTATTAAGTTAAATAATGAGTTATATTGTATTTCATTTACGATTCTAAATCCTGGCTGTAGATCAGGAAGTAGCGCTTCTTTATAAGTACTCATACCGATTACGATATTTGTATCTGTTAATAATATGTACATAGTTGTTACTCGAATCTATAAGTATTTTTATTATATTTTTTACCGCTATAAGTATAAATTTCAATATCTTTACTACTGTTAGATAGTCTTGTACTATAGTCGCCTTGAGTAATTACTGAATTATCACCAACGACTAATTTTTTCATATTTGGGCATCCATGTAATAAAAATTTATTTTCTGGCCCATAATTATAACTACCTAAATTTAATTCTTCTAAACTACCGCAACTTTGAAAAGCATTTATCGCTATTTTTTTAACGAGTGGTGCTGTTAATTTTTGTAGATTGCTATAACTAAAAGCGCCCATACCTATTGATTCTAGGCGAAAATATACTTGTATCGGTATTAAATCTTTTTTATTTCTAAATTCATTATTCGATATAGACGTAGTCGTTAAATCAAGTTTGGCACGTGTTTTAATATAGTTATTGATAGCTGTTACTACTTCTTCTTCTTTGAATCCGAAATTTAACATGTTATTAATAGCTGTTAATATAGCTTCGTTAATAGGTGCAGCAGCCGTAATACTTTTAATTTCTTCGGCAAATTTATTTAATTTACCTTGCGAAGTTACGCCTTTAGTTTTTAATGCTTCTTTAATAGCATTCATACTATCTTGAATCTTAGCGACTTCAGCTACTATATCATCGATAATCATAGTAAAATATCCTTTCTTAATTAGTACCGTTAAGTTTTCTTAATTCGGTAAGTAATGCAGTCATATCACTATCATATTGTGATTTAGCTACATAGTTACCGGAATCAGCTTTTTTAATATACAACTGATCCGCTTTAAACTGGTTAAGAATTTCGCGGCCGTTAAGATAACCTACACTAGGATACAAGGTAAGAATAGGGGTATTATTTTTACTCTTAATAACTAAGTTATTACCGTTAGATTCTAATATATGATTAGCTAAATTTAAGCCGGAAGTTTGACTAACTGTTACGGTACCGGTAAATGTATTATCGCCGTCTTTAGTAACTGCGTTATCCTTCGTAACGTAACTATCTAAGTCTGTTTTCTTAGCATATGTAGATTCTGCGTCTGTTTTTGTTACATAGCTTTTTAAACCGTAATTAACGAATTGTCTACTAGCATAGTTAACTAAGTCTTCTTTAGCTGCGTAAGTAGTAGCAGCGTCAGCTTTAGATAAGTAAGTATCAGCCGCTGTAGTCGTCGTTAAATAAGTATTTAAACTATTCTTAGTGGCATATGTATTATCTGCATTTGTAGTTGTTAAGTAATTATCTAAACTAGCAGTCGTAGCATAATTATCTAAATCAGTTTTCTTAGAATATGTAGCAGCTGCGTCATTATTAGATAAGTAAATTCTAGCTGCGGCAGTTACCGTCAAACAATTATCTAAATCTATTTTCTTAGCGTAATCCGATTCTGCGTCTGTTTTAGTTAAATACGTACTATTAGCAGTATCGGTAGTTAAATAATTAGTTAAACTATCAGCTGTTAAATATGTACCTAATTCAGTATGTTTAACAAAGTTATTAGCGTCAGTTTTAGGTAAATAAGTATCGGATGCTTCGGCTTTACTTAGATATGAAGAAGTATCTAAATCTGTTTTTTTAACGTAAGTATTAGTCGCGTCTTGTTTAGATAAATAAGTAGTAGAAGCGTCTCCCTTTGTTAAGTAAGTCGTATTCGCTGTATCAGTTGTTAGATAATCATTTAATTCTGATTTCTTAGCGTAAGCAGTATTAGCGTCAGTCTTAGATAGATAAGTATTATTAGCTGCTGTATTAGTTAGATAATTATTTAAATCTGTTTTCTTAGAATAAACCGATTCAGCGTCAGTCTTAGATAAATAAGCGTCAGCTGCGGCCGTTGCTGTTAAATAATTATCTAAATCAGTCTTCTTACTATAAGTAGTATCTGCGTCAGTCTTAGTTAAATAACTATTAAAATTAGCCTTAGTAACGTATGTATTATCTGCAAAAACTCGAGATACAAAAGTATCCTTAGCCGCCGCTGTAGTCATATAACTATTAAGATCAGTTTTCTTAGAATACGTATTATCTGCAAAAACTCTGGATACAAAGGTATTATTAGCCGCCGCTGTTGTCATGTAGCTATTTAATGTAGACTTAGTAGCATAATTATTATCTGCAAAAATCCTAGATACATACGTTTTACTAGCTGCTTCTGTCTTCATGTAGTCGCTTAGACTAGCTTTAGTAGCGTATGTATTTTCTGCATTGATTTTAGATACATAATAGTTATTAAGTGCTTCTGTCTTTACATAGCTTTCTAACTCAGTTTTAAGCGCATACTTAGGATCGCCTAACATAGTAAGGTAATTTCTTAAATCTACCTTTTTAAGATAAAGATTTTCGGCGTCTTGTTTGGTAGTGTAAGCCGATAAATCTACGTTACCACCAGTACCGCCAGTACCTGGATCACCTTTAGGCCCTTTTAAAGCCGCTAACTGATCCGGCGTAAAATCTTCATATCTAAATGGATCGCCTTTATCACCTTTTGGGCCTTTAAGTTGTAATAATTGATCCGGAGTAAAGTCTTCGTATTTAAAATCTTTACCAGGACTACCAGGCGCGCCGGGACTACCGTCCCTTCCGTCTTCGCCTTTATCGCCTTTCGGCCCTTTTAAAGCTGCCTTTTGTACTTCGGTTAAGTCGTCGAATGTAATAGATTTACCGTCTTTACCTGGTAAGCCAGGACTACCAGTATCACCTTTTGGGCCTTTTAATAAAGCTATTTGATCCGGAGTTAAGTCTTCGAATGTAAAGGATTTACCGTCTTTACCAGGTAAACCAGGACTACCGTCTTCGCCTGGATCACCTTTCGGCCCTTTAAGTTTTGCTAATTGATCTTCCGTTAAATCGGCTACGTTAAATATACCTGGATCGCCTTTATCGCCCTTATCGCCTTTACGGCCAGGGATACCGATATCGATATTAATTCGATTCGGAATATTAACGATTACTTCTTTTTCCATTTATTTAAACCTTTCACTATCTTTAATGTAAAGATATGTCATGAATAATTTTAATGCTTCCCATAACTAACTTATAGCTATATGTATCACTAACTATAAATACGTCGTAGAAGCCTTTAAATAAAGTATTAGGAATCGTTAAGGATTTAGCGGCCGGAATACTTACATAAATAGATTTATCTTGAATCATACAGTCAGCTTCTAATATTAATTCGTCGTCAACTGTACGGAGTTTACATACAGCATGCGCATTATTTAAATCTATATTATCGCCCTGGATAGTATAACTACGATTCCAGTCATTCCCAGTATGTAATGTTTCGGACTGACGTTTAATATAATCCATAATTAAGATACCCTCTTCCACATGTAAACAGCCAAATAAGGCGGCATATTATTATGTGGTTGACTTCCGCCGTCGTCTTTAATTCTGTGCGTATGATTACCGTTATCTGTAGTCGTGAAAGTATGACTATGGTTACCGGCGTCAGTAGTTTTTAACGTTTCAATATTTCTAATGTCATCGCTATTATCCTTGTTAATATAACTACCTCTACCGCTTCTGTTAGGAGAGTTACCAAAATTCTTAACTAAGCTATGATTATGATTACCGCTGCTATTAGTGGTACCGCCATGATTATGGTTACCGGCAGCTTCCGTATCGGAATAGTGATTATGTCTAGGCATTTCGGCAGCCGTTAAGGTATGCATAGCTTCGCCGCCTGTACTACCGGCAGCATAATTACTACCTTGTGCTAATAACATACGGCCTTGTGGTAATTCTTCCCATGTACCGAATCCGAATAGCGTAGCCGGATTAGTCGCTACGACTGACGTGTAAATAGCGCCGACTGGATATACCTTATCGAGTGTTAAGGCGTTATTAATATCTTTTAACGTAGCATACATAATCGATAAATCGAGGATAACTTTAACATTAACTGCATTATCGGTAACAGTATCGATATTAATAATTTTTTCTTGAATAGGATACGTTTTATCGTATACCATTTTAGCTTTATCACCGCATGTAGTATAAGCATAAAGTACTTCTTGGCCGTTATCGACTTTAGCCATTAATCCGATTTCACGGAAGTAGAAGCTAGTATTAACTAAGCTGTTACTTACTCTAAACTGAAGTCGCATTTGGCCGGCGTGTACGTTTTCGCTTTTAGCAATCGGTAAGGTTAACTTCGGAGATTTAATCGCCGTTAAACTATCAATAGCTGATCCGGTTGCTGTACCGTCGCCGATTACGACTTTTGTAAATGTGATGATGTGGCCGGCGCGGCCTTGCGTTAACATATCGCGGCCGGCATTCGTTAACTTCAGTACGTCGAAGTCGCCTGTTTTATTAGCCATATATAATAATTTCCTTTATTTAAAATTTAGTATGAATTAATAGTTTAGGAATGTAGCTACATTCTGTATTAGTACTAGAAGTTTCGATAGTATAATTAGCGTCAGCCGGAATATAGATTTCTTCGACTTCGGATACTACGCCGCTAAAGTATACTTCTTCGCCGAGGTTTAAATAAGTGGTAAAAAAATATCCTAAATGCGCCGGCTTCCATTGATTAATAGCGGCTAACAAATCAGTAAAATTATCGATAGTACCGTCTTGTACTTCAAAACGTAACTTATATTCGCTATATAATTCTGTGATAGTACCGTCTTTAGTCGATACAAATTTATTTAACAAATTCGTTAAGAATTGAATCGTCGAAGTCTGTTTAGACTGTAGCTTTTGCCATATGCGTAAACGTCGTACTTCGTCAGAATCGGATTCGTTAGTCGGAATAAATAAATCGTTTTCCCATAGAGTTAAACCCCATGTAGCCGTTGATACGAAGAATTGCTTATATACATCGAGTAAATACTCTTTTAATTCGTCATGCTCAGCTGATTGCGAATCGCCTACTAACTTAAATGTATCGGAATTTTCGTTAAGAAAAGCCGGTAAATAGCGTAGAATATTCGTCTTTTCTTGACGCATGAAGTCCTTACCGATTACGTTATCTAACTTAGCCATTTAACGCCACCGTACCAATCTTAGGAAGTTTACCGTTTAACTGTACTGATCCGTTAGTACCGTTAATTTGAATACTATTGTAATCTGTATAACCGGAGTTAAATAACTGTTTAGCTATATCGGCCTGACTAACTTTCGTTAACTTAAAGCCGTGTTTACGGAAGTAATCCGTAAGTAATTTTTTAAAGGATTCTTCTGTGCCGCTACCGGTTAACCCTGATACGCTAATATTAATAGTAAGAATATCCGGAGTAGATACAATAACTTTAGCGCCGGCCGGACGTTTTAATTCGATATAGGCTTTAACCTTATTAATTAAATCGGTACTAGCTTTATCGCCGTTAGAATCGACGATAGCTACGCCTACCGTGCCAGGGCCTTCGACTAATTCAGTAACACGGCAGCCACCTACGCCACTTACAGCCGTCGCCCATTGATTATAATGATACAAGTTACCGGAAGTAGCCGGCAATCTAATAAAATCGCTGTAGCGTTGATATAATGCTTCGTCAGATTCTTCTTCGAAGCCGTCGATAGTCGGATTATTATTCGTAACGGAATTGACGCCGCCAATACTCATCGGTATTAACGTAATCGTATTCGCTTCTAAATTATATTCCGTACCAGGATTTTCGGCTTC